AAATATTTTTATTTCTTCGTATGGTGGTTTCTTTAATTTGTCTTGCGGCATAAAAACTAAATTAGCTAATCGACTTTTTAATCGGTCATCTAACCTAGAATCTTCTTTTATAAAACTTTTAAACTTTTTCATAATGGTTTACTCAATTCTTCCCAACTAGTTTCGTAATCACTATCACCATCTGCATAACCCATAACACCTAAATTTTCATATTCAGGTACTAATTCATCATGTAACAAACCAATCTTTTTTAAATTTGGCATTATTCTACTAAATAATACGTCTTGAAATTGTGTTTGAAATATATTTTCTTTCTGATATTCATCAGTATATTCAAAGTCCATACCATATTTTTCCCAAACATCGTATGCTCTTAATCTATTTCTACTTACTGTGCAAGCTTCTAAAGCAAATTGTGCTCTATCTAGTTTCTCTTCTTCAGTTAAAGTAGTAACAAAATCTGTTAAATAGTTAATACCAAATGTTACATGACGTGCTTCATCACGAATAATTAGTTCTAACATTCTTTTAAATACTGGATCGTTTGTAGATTCTTTTGCTGCATTAAATGCCGCTAACGCTAATCCTTCTATCACAACTTGCATTCCAATGAATTTTAAATCCCATCTTGGGTCAGTTAGTATCTTATCTAATAAACCTTTTAGTGCTCGACCAATTGGCCAAGATCTTTTTAATCTTTGTTGTAAGTATTTATTAAAGGCTTCTACATGTCTTGCTTCATCAAATGTTTGTGAAGCAGCATATAGTTTAGCATTGTAAGTTGGTGCACATGATGCTAATTGTGAAGCAACTAATAACGCACCTTGTTCTCCATGTAAGAACTGGCTTATTGCCCAACTATTTAAATCCTTAAAGAATTCTAAACGTGTTTCTTTATCGAATGTTTTATATACTTTGTGATTTGCCCATTGTCCATCTTCCCATTCAAATTCTTCATCATTTATTCCTGTAAACTCTGGTTTCCAATCTACATCTGTTTCTACATTCCAATTTAATTGTTTACCTAACTCATATAGTTTTTTAATACGATTATCTTGTATAGTATAATCCCAGTTAAAAGAACCAGTTAAAGGTGTTTGAAAAATCTCTACAACGTCGATAGGATTTAAATTAGCCGGAACATCTTCGTCAAACTCGATAACGTTCCTTGGAGTTTTTGTATATTCTATTTTCATTATTTTCTTATGTGTATACCTTTACATATGCGCTAGAATCTTCTGCTTTAGATCCAGCATAATTAACTATTTTTGTAATCCATCTATTTGCTTTTGTTCCTGTATTTAAGTCAACATAATAACATACGTATAAACAACCAAGCTTAGATGATATCCAGTTTGTGTCTTTACTAAAAAGATTCTTTTCAAAATCTTCATACTTATCATTCTTATAAAAATGATTATACAATTTCCAAAATATTGCAATTCCTTTTTTATCTTTTTTTGTTGCTATTTTCTTTGCAATAGCATAGATACCTGATTTATGATTTGGTAAATTCTTTCTAAATACTTGTTTAGTAGCATCTTGCATGACTCCCCAACTTGCTCCTCCACCTCTTGCTGTTTTAAGAATAATTTCAGCTTTTACATTTGAGCCTGGTGAGTTATCTTTAAGAGCCATTTTACCATCATCATAAAATATTGTTGCTCCTTTATTTGACCAGAAGTCTCCTCTCTTTTCTCCTTGAAAGAGTACCTTAGTAAGCTTATGATCGTCTGTATCTGGTGGTAATTTAATATTATATTCAGTGATCTTTGCTGATTTCTTTACAAGTTTTAATGATATACCTACTAATGTTCTATTAGCAAAAGCTTCTAATATTGATTCATTTAATGATTTAACACTATCTGTTTTTAGACTTTTTATATCAAAGCTTTTATCAATGGCCCAGATATCGCCTGGATTCCATTTATCATCTTTCATAGGTTTGATATCAGAGTTTTTATACGCAAAGTTTTTTAATGCATAAATTAAATTCATCTTTTTATCATTTCTATGAAATGTCATATTCTTATGAATATATTTTTTCTTTATAAGTTCATATGCTGATAAATGAGAAGAACTAAACCAATCTCCTTCAACACTTAATACTTCATCTAATGTAGCATCAACAAAGACTTTTTTATATGCCTGTGTAAGTATTTCAGGAGTAAAGAATTCTTCATCTTGTAATCCATGATCGAGCATTGATTGGCACATAACACATTGATGAGATTCTGTAATTTTAGTATTAAGTGAACCTCCACCAGAACCTCCTCCACCGCCAAAGACTGATGATTTACCAAGATCTGATGTTGTATAGCTTTTACCATCAGTTGTCAAAAATGGTATTGCCATCTTTTTATTTTGCGTACTTGCTTTGAAGTCTTTAAGTTGTTGTATAAGCTCAGGCGTGTTTTCAATGGTAACATTACCACCTTTTGCTAATTCTACTGGATCACCTTTTTGTATGAGACGAATAAGAATATCAATTCTCAATTCTTTAGTAATACTGTTGACCTTATCAAGTTCCGCAGGAGTCATCCTTACGGCTTCTTTCAATCCTTTAAAATTTGAGAACTTAAGCATAGTAATACTATTTATAATAGTTTATGCGTCAAAAAATTTATTTGGAACTATATTGCCTTCATGATTGTATGCTATGATTTTAGCATCGTGTAATTTATCAACTGTTCTTGCAGCTCCTTCTCGTATACCTGCTTTCCATGCTTGCCATGATGCACCAGCCATACAAACTGCAAAAATAATAAATTCAATCATATTTCTACTCGAGTAAGATTAGTTTCGTAACCCTTCTTTTTCATACCAACTTGAAACATAACTGCTTCTTTCATTGAAGCAAAGGTATATTCAATCTTAACAAATTTAGGACTATCTTCTCGTACTGATACTTGAAAGGCGTAAGATTTATCTTTGGTAGACGTAGACATCCATTCTCTCCGCTAAGTTAAGTGGTAATGATTGATCGTATCTTCTGCGATAAGTACCTTGAGCAAGAGCATGTTTAACTCTTGGTCCACGTCCTTGACATTTAACATAATATCTAGGAAGTGGAGATGGTTCTTGAAGATCATAGCCATGATCCCATCTATATCTTCGTACTTTTTCTGCCCTAGCATTCTCTTTATTGATTATGCTTACAGTTTTACGAACTGTATCTAATTCTAACATGTCTCCAGCACTACCTACATGTGCTGTCATTACATAATTTGCTGAACTTCTCATTATAACTCCTTTATTTGTTTTAAAATTGATTCAACTTCATCTTCATTAAGATGACCTATTACATCATTGGTAATTGAAGTACTATAACAAAGCTCACCGCCTTGTAATACTGCTAATTCCCATTTACCTTGAGCATATCCATAAGAACCTTTATGCCTGATAACTGAAGCACCATATCCGTTATCAAATGCGTAGGTCTTTTGTACGCCACCATAATGTTCGTTTATTTCTGTTGGTTTAAACATTAATGACTCCTTAATTGATCGTTTTTAAATACACCATCGAAAAAATGATTAGCTTGAAAACCAGCAACTGTATCGCCAAGTTCTCCGCGATTCATAATGCTTTCTAAAGCTAAATCAAAATTTTTGTCCATGTCAACTTTTGCTGTCATAAGATCAAATTCTTTTTGCGTTAGTTTAATTACTACTGGTATAGTAGTTGCGATGTGTTCGAATTTTGCTACTAGGTTATCCATTATTACGATCCCTCCGGCCATGATTCAAATCTTTTGTTTACAAGCTTTTCAATAACTGCATCTCTGTCAGTCATAGCAACTCTCATATCGAATGATTCACATACACCTGGAAACATTCCACCTTCTAGTTCTCTTAAAATAGAACCTGTACCCATTTCTGAGACCTCGTCTAAAATATGTTCGAGGATTTGTTCGTTAACATGATTACTCATTATATACTCCTTATCAAATTAAATGTTAAAAACGAGAGAGCTTTCGATTCACCACTCTTCAGCTGTTCCCAGCTCTCTCTAGTTAGTAAGATTCCCGCCTCACAATCGTCATTTGGTATTGCGGCCGGTTTACCGGAGGGATAGACGAATCCCGGTCTTACTATCGTTAAACTTGTTTTATTCCTTATCATATGTATATTATACCACAGTTCTTTGCAAATGTAAAGGACTTTTTGAAAAAAAATCCCTTTTTTTGTTGGAGACCCGTAGGGGAATCGAACCCCTATTGTCAGGATGAAAACCTGATGTCCTAACCGTTAGACGAACGGGTCGTGTCATTAAGATACCACCTTTATAATTATAGGTAAAATTACCAAGATTAGAGCTTGTAAAAAGTCTCTATCTAAAAGGCCGTGTTTTTGTATAAATTGCATTATATATTCCTTATCAAATTATAGTACTATTATACCACATTCTCGGAAAAAGTAAACGGTTTCAGTGAAATTAATCCCTCTTTTTTCACACAAAGAAAAGGGGAGTTTTACACTCCCCCATGATAGTCATTATAAAAGGTTATTATACTTCTTTTGCAATAAAAGTGTAAATACCGTAAGCAAGGGCTAACCAAGCTACTAAATCAACTAGTCCACCTAGTAATAGGTAACCTAGTGATAGTCCGACGATGACTCCACCGTCCCAAGATGTTCTTTCTGCCCATCTTGCTAAGAGCCATGCTTTTGCGTTATTTAACATATCCATATATTTTTTCCTCTATACTTTGAAGTCAGCAAACGTGTCATTACTTTCACGCTCACCAAACTTATTTATCGGCTTATCTGGCGTCATGTCTGACATGATGTCTGATTGAGCCGACTCCTCTACATCATATAGTTTCATGCGGGAACGATCTATACCAATTACGAACCTTCGATATTTGGTTGGATCGTTATATCTATTTTTCAATTGTTTTACCATCAATTGACCCAGTTCTTCAAGTTCCTCTGTTGAAATAAGAGCAAACATCAGATCGGCCGTTGCTGGCAAACCAAATGATTCAGATGTATCCTCTAGTCCTAAATCAGTATTTGAATATCCTGACCTGGTAGTCTGCGTAGCAGAGACTATTGGTACATTGAATTCCACAGCTAAACCACGAAGTTCTTCCGCGATCGCTTTAATGTATGAATAACTATTTATACTTCCGCCAAGTCCACGCATCCTACTTGATGCGCAAATATTTAAATAATCTATATAAATCATGTCTGGACGAAAGTTCTTTTTAAGCTTTAATTCATTAAGCAAAGCTCTAAAATGACCAGTATGAGCAGCACCTGTTGGATATTCTTTAATAATAAGTTTACCAATAGATGACTTTGCAATCTTTCCAATCTTATCATCAAATACATTTTGTGGTAATGATGATAATTGTTCAATTGGAAGATTCATCATATTCGCATCGATTCTTTCAGCAATACGTTCTTCTGCCATTTCCATAGTTATATACAAAACATTTTTACCCTGTTCAAGTACTGATGCAGCACAGTGACACATAAATAAAGATTTACCTACACCAGTACCAGCCAGAGCAATGTTAAGTGTCTTATTAGGTAGACCACCTTTTGTTATTTTATTGAAGTAATCAAGATCAAACGGTATACGATCTTCTTTTCGATTATAAAATTCAAAACGCTGATCAGAATTATCAATATAATCGTGACCTATTGCTTGATCGAAAGAAACTCCAAGAGCATCTGATAGTATTTCAGGTATAGCACCTTCACTACGCTCTTTGTCCTTTCCATCAATAATAGTAATAGAATCCATAATGGCATTATAGATTGCTTTTTCTCTACACCATTTTTCAGATTCACGAATAAGATAATCTGTATCAACATCAGATTTAGAACTTATTTCAGATATAAGCCTTGATGCATTATTTAATACATCTTCAGGCGCATTTATTTTTCTTAATTCAAGTTCTAATACTTTTGATGTTGGTAATTTATTATGAGTACCAACAAATTGAACTATAAGATCAAATACGGTTTTATGACTACCTTCAAAATATTCTTTCTTTAAATAAGGTACGACTCTTCTACAATACTCTTCATTATTAAGTAGATGATTGAGTATGTGAGTCGGTAGTTGATTCGTCATTTCCAATTCCTATAACTCCTACGTTGTTTTCATTTGCATAGTCTAAACTATCTGTTATTATATATTGTAGTATCGCGCCAAGATAATTTTTAAATGATTCATCTTCATTTAATTCATCAATATTAAAATCAGCTGGATCTTCAATTGTATAATTAAATGTAAGAGTTGCAATATCAAGTTCAGGACTTTCTTTTACTCCTACTTGACCATATACAACAATAACATCTTTCCATGTTCCAGTCTTCAGTTTAACACCGTGAAAAACACTATCTTCACGCTCAACTATTGAGTAATCAGATTCAGTTACATTAAACATCTTCTGACTCGATATCTAAATCAATATCCAATAATGGCTTATGACCAATTGAATAATAAGATCTTACAAACTCTTTAAAGTCTGAGGATTTAAAGATTGGATCCCAGAACTTTTTCTGTAGAGTATCTTTTTCTCTTACTTTAGGTTCAAGTATTTCTCCAGTTTCCATATCAACTGCAGCATACCAGCCTACGTTTGGCTTAGTTACATATCCACCAGCCATTGCTACATCAAGCAATCCACTATAAGTTTGTATACCACCTTCCCATGATACTGAGATAGGTAC